TGTGTAAGGAGGAAAGAGGAAAGAGGAATGCTGAAATAGTCCTCGTTTGATCCAAGACCTAATGTCACATCCGGAACTAAGTAAAGGTAAACAACGTTGTCATCATCCAGATACTCATCGTCAAAAGTAGAGAATGCCTGGATCTGAGAAAAAATGTTAAATCTTTGCAGATAAATTTCATAGTTTGCGGCATTTGCAAATACGAAAGCTCTACTGGTTCTTGGAGCTGCTAATCTAGTAACATTAATAGGTTCAGAATCCGATCCAAATGAAGGATCGACGGTATTAACTATCTGGAGGAAGTCATTCAAATTTACTTCGTTGCCAAATAAATCAGTTCCTTGATCTAGGAACTTATATGTAATTTTAGATGTTGCAGTGGACCTGATATTTCCTAAGAATCCTGCAGTTAAAAGGTAGTTAACTTTGATGTACGAGCCCGGCTGAGGAACTTTACCGAAATTAGAGTTTCCAAAATAGATGTCAATTCCTTCACTGATCCCAGACTTAGAAAGGTATCCCTCCCCTTCCAAAGGAATGTCATAGAGTGAATCGTATCTCTTCCATTTATTATCGTTCACATAAATTTCAACATAGAATTGGTCAACATAAACTCCCCCCTTTACAGGAACATTAAAACTCTGCAGAGCTGTACCAAGACCAGTAAAAGTGGTGGTGGAGAAAGCTCCTTGTACTATTTTGAACTTTGTGACATTTTCTCTAACTAGCGGAATTTTTACTCTTGGTCCATTAATTACTATGGTATATGGGAGTCCATTTTGTTGACACTGGATTCTAGTATTTTCTGGGATAATGACTGCTCCTCCTCCAACCTGAGAAGTTGTTGTCAAATTCCAAGAAACTGCAATTTCTCCTTGGGCCGCCATAGATCTAGCAGGGTCATACCCTGAGATTCTAGCCAAACTTCGAATCGAGTAATCTCTTGTTGCCTCATAGATATTTAATTCCGTGATCGAGTCCTCAATAAAATAAAGGATAAGCTGAGACAAGTTCTCCAAAACAAATAGAATTTGTCCCCATGCAGATGCAGTGGTGAAGACGTTTCTAGTCTGGTTATAAGTTGTCTGTAAAAAATTATAGGTCGTATTTAAAAGACCTCTAATCAGGATATTATTTTTCTGAAAAATATTATTCATTCCTATTTATTATGTTACTTGAAGTGATACTGCTGGACTCAGATTCGAATATCCAGGGATAAAGAAATATAAATTTGCTATATCTCTAAGTGTTCCTTGAAAAAATTCCAATTTAAAATATCCTCCCAGATCATAAAAGAGAGTGCAGTAAGTTTGGATTTGGAAATTTATTTCTTTCTGAATAGAGGTTTCAGAAAGTTCCAGATTAAAAACTAAGTCGTCTAGTCCGATTCCAAATCCGGGATCACCCAAAACTTCCCCTTTATTTGTTAAAAGGAGCATTTTTAATTGCCCAATGCAAATTTCAATAGGGTCAGTGGTCTCAAGAACGTCACTCTTGTAGCCATAATCTCCGGGATCTCTGTTGTAAATTTCTATCATTGGAAACTTCTAGTTTCCGATATATATCCGTCAATAAAAGGATGGAAAAATAAAGAAGATTAATTCCACTGTAGGAAGTAAGATGGGGTGTTTTCACCGTTAATCATGTCCATCACTTCTTGCATTTCTACATCTCCCATTGCTTTTAGATCCGCTGAATTAACTTGGACCCCGCCAGGAAGATTATAATTGAATGCACTAATAACTCTAGCCAAACTCTGCTTTGCTTTTGCTCTGCAGTATCTAGAGAAAAGTTCGTCGTCAAAAAGTTCATAATCTTCGATTGCAACAAAGCAGCTAACTGCTACGGACTTAACATAATTGTTTGGCCCGGTTCCGACGTTGTTTGGAGATCCTGCTGGATTTCTACCTAAGATGGTAAGCTTCTTGGTGTTCTTGTTCCATCTGAAAGCAAATGTTTCTAGCAAATAGGCTTTAGCCAGATCAAAATAAGAGTACATTACTGTTCTGTAAACTAGGTTATCCCCCATAAAAGGAGAAAGCAAAAGCTCTGAGCCAAGAAGTTTTGAGCTTCCAAAGTCTCTATCCGGATTTCCTGAAATTCCAGGATTATTTGCTTCTCTAACATCAAATACTGTTACTATCTTTTCAGGTAGCTGGATTTGTCTGGTTCTTAGGAACTCTTGCGTAGCAAATAGGGTTGAACCCAGAACAAAGAATCTCTGCTCTACAGCATATTGATAGTTGTCATACATCCAAGCCTTAGCTCGATTGATAATCCTAACAATCTCTTGGTCGTTAAGGTTGTATGGAAGTGAACAAGACGCAGATAAGTCGTCTTTAATCTCCTGAATTAGTTCTGCTTCTGTCATGATTAGTATAATTTTTTATACGTCCAGTTTTGATCTCTAAACTTCTGAGGTTTGAAGTGGACATTAACGTCTTTTAGTCTTGAGTCTGAAATAAATCTTTCTTGTCTAACCTCTTCAAAGTCTTTTACTTTTTCGGTTTCTTCGGAAACTTTAGCATTTCTTCCCAGATCAGCTTTTCTTATTACTCCTCCTTTAATGTCACAGTCTATGATTTTATCTTCACAGTCAATGTAACACTCGTCTAGGTGATTAGAATAGTCCACAGAGGTGGATTTTACCTTACTGTTAGAGATAGTATTTCCTGTGAACAGCTGACATTCCTCTAATTGCGAATTTTTAACCGAGCATCCATATAGATTGCAGTTAAAAAGTTTAGACCCTTTAATATCGCAGTCAAGGAGATCGATATCTGTAATATAGGAAGCATCTCTGCATCTAGCATCCTTTAGCTGGAATCTCCCAGTTGAAGTATCATAGTTAAAGAATCCATGTCTAACTCCTCCTTCTACAATCAGGTCGAAAATTTTCTCTCTGATCATCGGATAGTAAGTTTTGATGTTTTCTTCAAAACCTTTTAGATCCACCAGAAGGTGAATATCAGGATAGTGCATAAAGAATGCTCTAGGATCAGAGAAACTCTTCACGACCTTAGAATATTCCCTCATCATTTGTTTTAGTGTTTCTAAATCCTTCTGAGAGTATTGAGTTCTTCCGCTAAGAATATTGTAGAGGTGAATCACGACGTAGTCGATGATTTCTCTAATTTCGGTTATCTTCTTCTGGTAATCTCTTCCTCCTAGATATCTAATTTCAATATATCCATCTTTTAGCTTTGTAAAGTTGGCTCCATAATATTTGTCATCCGGAAGTTTGAAAATCTTCGGATCTATTGACACCAAATCTTCTATAGAGGTGAATCTATTTCTCGGAACGATCTTTTTAATGGACTTGGCATAAACGTTATTTGTTCTGTTTCCAAACTTGGAGTAGATTACTCCTTCGTCAAGTCCAAGAATAAACTGAAGTTTATCCAGATTTTCCATTCTAGTAGCAACATCTTTCCTCATCTTGTCAAAGCTGATCGAGAATTGAAAAGCACATTTGTCATTGGTCCACCCATTTTCCCCTATCCATCTCAGAACTTTAATTAGAACAGGCATTGCCTCTGCATAGGGCATAGGACCAGTAATCAGCTCGTTCATTTTGCTTCCTCCTGAATAATCAGGCTCTAGCTTAAATGTGTCAGAATTAACGGGAATCTTAGAGTGATACTTAGAGGACAGAATGACCTTTTTACCTAATAACTTTGATAAAGACTCTACAATTCTACCACGAACCATGTTGGAAAAGAATTCAAATTCAAATCCAATCACAGATGCGTTTAGAGCATGTAATCTATCAAAGTGATTTAGGTTAATAGACATCTACAGGTTTAGCGAATATTTTTCCCATTACTGGGTCAACTTCGTAGATCAAGATTGCAATTCTGTCTCCAGGTTTAGCATTTTTGAAATCCGATGTTATTTTATCTTGAGGAATCATAGCCATCATTCCAGTTTCAGGAACTTCAACTAAACATCCATTTTTTCTCTTATATTTGATGATTGCAGCCATCGTCTCAATTGTTCCATTTTCTACTTGTTCTTTGATCTCGTAGATTTTAACGGTCTTTTCAACGGGAGCTCCAAAAGTTAGAGTCAGTTTGTTATCTTCTTTGACCTCCTTAACGTAGAATTCTATCTCGTCTCCAGAATTAAACCCTTGAACAACTTGATCTTCAAATTCTGTCTTGTGGATAAGTCCAGTATAAACGTCTTCCCATTCTACAAATAGTCCAAAAGGAGAAGAACCAGTTACACATCCTTTGTATTTCTTAGTTAGATCAAGTTCTTGGATTTTTTGATCCATGATCTTGCTAAGGTACTTCTTGTATGAAACTACGAATATATCTTTTTGCGCAACATACCCATCAATCATAACATAGATTGTTTTTCCTAGATAAGACTCAAAATCTGTAATCTTATTTGCTGCTGCAAGAGATCCAGGAAGGAAACATTTAACACCAGAGATATCAACCAGAAATCCCCCTTTGTTGACCGATTCAACTTTTGCTGGGTAAGCAACAGAAGCTTCCTTTATCTGAGCAAAGAATTCTACTTTTAATCCCTGTACATAGCACTCAACTACCGAACCATAGTAGGTTCCATTTATTTCTCTAACAATTGCTTCAAATTCATGGGAAACTCTGAAATCAATTCCCTGAATGTTTAGTCTAACTGCATCTTTTCTCTCTTTCTTTAGATCGATAAAAATTGTTTGTCCAGAACCAGTATACCCAAGAGCGCTGTCTTCGGTCATATTAGAGATTCTGAACTTGTAGATTTTTCCTTCTTCTAGATCTTTAGAGAATTCTAGAGTTCCAGGATTAGTTCCGCAATATAGAGAATATAAGGCAGAAGCATATCCTTCGTGAGAATAAATCTTAATGTGATTAGGAGTTTTGATTGTTTTGTTTACTGTCAGTCCACTGGGGATTTCCCAGTTAAAAGTTTCTGTTTCTTCTTTTAGTAAAGAGATTTTTTCCATTATTTGTGTTGATTAAAAAGTGAATTGTTGTATATATCTGTTCTAGTTTGCTATCTTTAACCTCCAATGCTGTTTTTAGCTACAAAGAGATTATCTCTAATGAATGCTA